GGGGCGTCATCATCTCCATCGAATCCACCCAGGCCACAATACCGCCGCCCAACGCTGGGGAGCGCTCCCTGCACCGCTGGCAGTATCGCCAGAATGGTGGCTTCGAGCACCACCTTTGGGAGTGCATCATGCATGCTGACTCGGGCAACCTCGAAGCACTGGCACGTGCCTTCCCGGAGCATCTGGAAGCCTATCACCGGTACGCCACCGAGCCGGGATACTGGACCTCGCTCAAGGAAAGGATCAAATCGGAATGAGAGTCAGACCATACCGCTACCCGCGGCCGAAGGTGCCGGCACGCCTGAACATTCCGTGCCGGCAAAATCCGGTGTACTACATTGCTTGCTTCGACAGGGTAAACAACCTCAAGCTTGGTGTCACCTTCATCATCGGAGGGGTGTGCTATGACGGTCACTAAACCCCTGCGCCAGCGGTCGGCCGCCGAGCAGGCGGCGGCCGGCGTAAGCATCCCATACTGGCACCCGGCCGACCGTGACCACGAGCCCATCAACTGGCACCTGACCATGCTCAAGTTGCCGATGGGTTGCCTGCGGCGCCTTGTCGTGCTGGCTCGGGTCGAGGCCGCCTCGAAAGAGCACCTGCGCAACCCGCTTGACAACCGGGGTGACAACCTCTACTACCCGGCGACACCGAAGGAATGCGTGGCTTTCGCCAGGCACGCCTTGCTGAATAGGGCCGGGTCGAAGCAGGCTCACATGACCAGTGGCTACACGAATTCCTATGACAACCTGTTGAGCAAGATCGACCGCAAGGGCGTCGATGTTGCCGACCGGCAGTTGAATCTCGAGCTGACCGTGCTCAAGCTGATCGCAGAAACGTATCCCGAACTCACCCTGGAATGTGAAGATCAGGCATTCCACACCCGCCTCAAATTTGACCAACAGGAGAAACTGCAATGACCACCGAAAGCAACCCCGCCCGCCGCCAGATCAAGACCCCGCCGGATCACTTCGATCTGTGGGACCACACTGAAGTCGAAAACGACTTGCGTGGTTTCAACACCTTCGTCTCTCTGATCATCATCATTGCCATGTGTCTGGGCCTGCTCGCCTTCTGCGCCCCGGCTCATGCCTATGATTACTACGAGGCCGAGCGCCGGGCGGATGAGCGCCAGGCTGAGGCTGACCGGCGTGCCGATGAGCGCCAGCGCCAGGCCGACCAGGCCGCCGACAACCGGGCATTCTGGGAGCGCATGGAGCGCAACAACCGGGAGTTCGACCGGCGTTACGAAGCCACCTTTGGTAGCGCTGAACGTGAGCGCCGCCGCAACGGGAGGTACTGAACCATGAGCACCATCAAATGAAGTGGATATATCCAACAACTTGGGCAATCCTAACCGTGGTGCTCATATACATGGACAAAGGATCGGACGCATTCGGTGCTTGTTTTGCCTCTGTGCTGTCTGCAACGGCTTGCTTCGTTAAGGAGTTCGATGAATGAGCACAGAACAACAACGGAAGATGATGGAGTGCGCGGCCAAGGCGTGCGGGTACGAAATTCTTGATTGGTATGGTGAACGCTACACAGCACACGACGGGGAAAAGCTAATCGCGTTCAATCCACTCACCAACCCAGGCGACACTGCCGAGATGTGCGCGAAGCTGGGGATCGGCACTCGTTGGTACTTGCTTAATGATTGTGTGGTGTGTGGGCCGAGTTACAGCAATGTAACTGCATACTTTAAAGACCACGACAACTCCCGCCTGAAAGCATGGATGTACGCTGCGACGATGGTTGCGGCAAAGATTGGAGACTTGAAATGACCACCCACGACGAAGACAAGATCATCGCCCAGCAGGCGCGAATTGAGCAGCTTACAAATTTTATTAAACATGCACAAGTTTCGAGCGGCGTATGTTGCTGTGGGGACAGCATGGAAGGGCATCCGTCACCTATGACCTGTGGGCATTCTCCAGTAGATATGTGGGATTATCATTCTGGTGAATTACTGGAGGCGTACCCCGACGATCTCTCAGCACTCCGGGCACACGATGAAAAGCTTCGTGCGGTATTCCAAGCCGGCGCCGCCAGCCGTGATGCTGAGGTTGTCAGCCTGACGAACCAGCGGGACTATGAGTATGTGCGGGCTGAAAATGCAGAGCAAGAGCGCGACCAACTCCGCGCCCAGATTAACGTGCTGCGGGAGGCGCTTTCTTCTGCTGAAAGCGCTCTTGACGAGTCACACGAAGAACGGCCACCTGCACCTGGTCCTGAACAACGGCGCCGTCGTGATCGCATCCGGCACAGGGTCTGACCGCCGGGTGATGATGAACATCGTCGGGGATATTCGGAGGGCTTCGGTCCACAACAGTGCTTGACCTCCCGGTTGGTGCTGGGTAGAATCTGGGTTCGCATTGGCCTCCGACTCAATGCCGGGATGCCGCTGGGACTGATCCCTCAGCCGGCACCCCACCTTCTCAATGTCGGGTGTATTGCCCGGAGGCTTTAAACATGCAAACCCAAAACCCCCCCAAAGAACTGACCCAGGCCGCCTACCTCAAGGCAAAGGGTAAACTACAACTCACCCACCAACGCCTTCGCCGCGCGACCTGAACAGGAGAAGTCATGTCAGAGATCGCCCGGGTGACCAATCTCCCGCTGGTGTTTCAAGTCGCCTTCGCACCCACGGTAAAGCAGTCGTCGGCGAACCGCACCTTCAACATCAAGACCCTCGCCGACATGATCGGCACTTACCCGCCGGTCGGGCAAGAGGTGGCCACCGCCCTCATCGAGAAGCACGGACTGATCCAAGGGACGATGGAGATAAAACGGCTGGGTCCAGCCCTCTACTTCGGCCGCTACCCCGAAGGTGCCCGCACCCGCACCGGTCAGAACATCGAAGCCTGCACCGCCATCGTCCTCGACTTCGACGGGCGGGCCGGCGACCGGGTGCATCGTGATGACCTGCTCGCCGCGTGCCGGGCGCGCAACCTCCAGGTCCTCATCCATGACAGCTTCAGCGCCGACGACAGCGGCCTTACCTACCGGGCCATCTTCCCCTGCGAAGAACTGGCCGTGGATTGCTATACCTCCGCGGCCATGGCCATCAAGCAACTGCTCGGGATGGGACCAAAGACCATCCTGCCACCGTCACAGGGTTACTTCTTCCAGGCGCGGCCGGGTCGCAAGCCGAATGTCCAGGCGTTGTTCGGCCGCCCGGTGGATCAGGTGCTCGACTTCACCGGCCTCGAAGCGATCGCCGATTCCGTCGCCACCGCCGGCCAGGGTCAGACCGGCAAGTATGACCTGCTGGATGCGATGGACCACGCCTTCGACGATGCCGGAAAGGAACTGTTTGCACGCTGCTTGACGGCGATCGAGCCCTGGTCTGAAGACCGTGGGCATTGGATCGGGATCATCGGTGCCGGCCTGCGCGGATGGGGTCTGACGCCGCAGAAGCTGGCCAACCTGGACACGCTGACCGAGGCTGAGCGGGGGATCATCACCCGGCTGGACGCCTGGTCCAAGAACGAGCACCCGCCGACAGGCGCCCTCAAGAAACACGCTCCAAATTGTGTGGTCGTCGAAGGGCGCAAGCTGTTCAACCTTGCCGCCAAGAAGCTTGGATTGGCCGGCGTGGTCAGGAAGGCGCACGAGTCCAGTCCCGAGGGTATCGGCGCCCTGCTCGAAGGCGAACCGATACTCAACTCCCTGGCCGAGCGCCTGCTCGGGCAGAAGCCGACACTGAACCTGGTGGTTGTCGATCCCGGCGAACTGGTCGAGGCGATCACCGAACGCCAGGCCAACAAGCAAAAGCACCTGGCCTTGGCCGAGCGCCAGGCGAAAGTCATACACAACATGCCGCCCTGCTTCGGCAAGATGCGTGACGTGATAATCGAGTTCGCCACGCGGGGTGACATCAAGACCCACAAGGAGTTGAGCGAGGGGTACGAGTTCAAGCTGGACCCCATCATGGCCATCCTCTCCGTCGCGCAGATGTACTCAGTGGTCCTGGGCGGCCGGGTCTGGGTACATCAGCGCAAGCGCCACGATCCGACCGGGCTGAACCTCTACGTCCTTGGGATTGCCCCGTCGGGTGGCGGCAAGACCACACGCCTCGACTGGATCAAGCGCATCATGCGCCTCACCCCCTATGGGCCGAGCGTGATTGGCAACATGAGCTTTTCCATCGGCGGGTTCTGGCCGGCAACATACGAGCGTGCCGGGTACAACGTGCTCCAACTCACCGACGAGGGCAAGAACCTGATCGACACCCACACCGGGAACATTGGCGCCAACCTGGCCACCCTGCACAACTCCCTGCTCACCGCCTATTCGCAGAGCCACGAGGGTGGCATCCTGAATCCACCGCTTTACTCGACGGGTGGGAAGATGGTCGGTAACGTTTTCAGTGACGTGCTTGAACCACACCTGAATATTCATGCTATCGGCACCGCTGAACTGACCGAGATCGTGGCCAAGCCGGAGTTCCTGGCCAACGGTTTCAGCGCGCGCTTCATCGTCAGGATCGAGCCCGATACCGACGCGCCGACCAAGGAATCCCGGATGAAGCACATTGGGCAGTCCGCCTTCGATGACTTCGAAGAGATCACCGGTGGTGAGGAAGGCAATATGTTGGGCAATGCCGCCGCCGACTTCGCCTCCCACCTGAACGACCTGGATATTCAACTCGAAGCGCTTGGCCGCGGGCGCGGACTGTCCGGAATGCTTGCCGAGATCGAAGCCTTGTCCGGTGAGGAAGCCGACCTGGTGACCATGTACAAGCAGGCAGCGAAGGAGCGCCAAGCGGTTGAGCGCCGCAACCAGTACATCGGTTTCGGGAACGAGGTGGTGGAAATCCTGGCCGAGGCTGAGACTTTCTTCGATCCCTATGTCAGGGAGAATGCCCTGCTCGATTCCGTGCGGATGCGTGAGGTGGAGAAACTGACCAAGCTGGCCGCCATCTTCACCCTGGGCCGGGACCCGAGCGCCAAGCGGATCGATCCGGACATCACCCACTACTTGATGGAGGTGATCCAGTTGGCACAGCTTGACTGGATCACGAAGCGTAACGACGGACCACCCATTCATGTGCGCTGGACCAACGACTACGAAGCCTTGCGTCGTGAAGTCCTGCCGGGCGGCAAGCTGTTCGAATGCCAGGATGTTCAGGGTGTCCCGCGTCGCGAGCTTGAGGCAAGCAACCGTGCCTGGCGCCGGCTCATCGCCGATACTATGCTCATGGATGACGACCTCAAGGGTAACCGCGGCGTCGCGAAAGGGGTGATGGCTGACCTGGGTGTCACCGCCGAGAAGATCGGCAACGGGATGTTCTATAAATTGGTGAAGAGATGACAACCGAAACCGAAACTGAAACCAAAACCCAAGACCTGACCTTCGACCAGCTTTATTTGAACGCCCCGCTGGTGAGCACCGATGACCAGGAGCGCGCGATCGGGGCAATGCGTGCCGAGTCCAGCCTACTACTCAGCCAGCAGGCCGAGGTGTTCTGCCGTGAGATCGTGCTGCACGGGCGCCTGCCGACCCGGGCCTATGAGATCGCCTTCGCCGTGCAGGATGTGGAGCTTGGGACGTGGGTGGTTCCCGACAATCCAAGCTGGAACGCGAGCAAGTTGTTGCGCACACCCGAGGTGGTCGGCCGCATCAAGGAGATCAGGGATGAGATGGTGTCCTGGGGTGGGCGCATCGAGCGAGAAGAGATCATCAACTCGCTTCGCTCCATCCTACTGGACCCGGATAGCAAGGCGGCCGACAAGCTGGGCGCCAGCAAGCAACTGTCCCAGCTTGAAGCGTTCGAGAAGGCGCCTGACGCCCAGGTCGGCGGCACCCTGGTCATCCAGCTACCGTTCGCCCCGAACCAGTTGAAGAACATCGGGAGTGGATCAATCATTGACAGCGAAGCCAAGACGCTGTAGAATCAAACCTTCATAATCTGACAGGAGAAAAAGTTATGTTTGCAATCGGAGTGTGTGTCATCATCGCTGGCTTCGCCATCGGCATCAAGTGGGGTCTGCCCGGGGTGAAGTTCAATTGGGCCGATAACCTGGCGCGTTTTGGTTGCCTCGCCGCCACCGTGTTGTGTGCCGCATTGATCCTGCTGTGGTTGTGGAGGGTTTTGCCGTGAAGATGCTCATCACCGGCCTGGTCTTCATCCTCGTGGGTCGCCTCGCCATTCGCATGTTCGGTGGCCCCCACGGTGGTGAAGCATACGTCGCCGACATTTTTGGATCATTCACCATCGGGGTGGGTGTCGGCACTTGCCTGATCGCTTGCCTGATCGCTGTGAGTGGGGTGCTATGAACCTGCTCGCCCCCGGCCAATACCAAGTCTTCCTACACTACTGGTCCCGCGCCGGCCTGGATTTCACCGTGCTCGATGGTCCGCACGCAGGGGAGCGCCACGTCCTGCACACCTTCCCGCGCCATGTCACCGAGATGGTGATTGCCCTGACCCGTTGGGGAGGGAAGGTGGCCGACGTGTCTAGGCACCAGGTCATCATCTCCGTCGGGCTCAAGATCAAAGGTGAGTTCGCTTTCAACACCCTGGCCAAGGTCAGTTCGACAGAAACGCTGATCCCCTTCGAGTCGGGTGTGCCGACGCTGGCCGAGTTGAAGGAACTTCCGATCGCAACCTTTGAGGAACTTGGGGATGCTGCGGCTTAGGCCATACCAGGAACAGATGGTCGAACTGACCAAACAACACCTGATCGATTATCCGGAAGCGATGCCTACCATCGTGGTGCCGACGGGTGGCGGCAAGTCGTTGATCTCTGCCGCCCTGGCCACCCACTATGCCAAGGCCGGCAACGTGCTGCTCGTCACCTTCCGCAAGGAACTGGTGGCCCAGACCGCCAAGGAAATGCCCGAGCATCTGAACGTGTCGGTGTTCAGCGCCGGCATTGGCCGCAAGGAAACCAAGGGTCCCATCATCGTGGCTGGGATTCAATCCATTCGGAAGCATTGGAACAGGTTGCCAACGATCCGCACAATGCTGATCGATGAAGTCCATTGGGGGAATGCCACCTACGTAGAGTTCATTACCCGACTGCGCAAGGTGTCCCCGGGCATGCGGGTGATCAGCATGACTGCCACCCCGTTCAACGGGCGCGGTGTCCATCTGCACATGCTCAAGGCGCCGATAACCACCGGCGTCTGTGCCCAGGTACAGATGGGGGAACTGCTGCGCGACGGCCACCTGTGCAACGTGGTCAGCTACAATCCGCCGACCCGTCTCGATGTCAGCCAGGTCGGGATCGACAACAAGACCGGAGACTACAAGCTTGGTGAGTTGGAAGCCGCGGTCGATGTCGATGACCTGAACGCCAAGGTTGCCGACGACATCATCCGGATATTCGCCAAGCGCAACAGCATCCTGGTGTTTGCGTCAGGGGTAAAACACGCCGAGCACCTGGGCGCCCTGCTGCCAGGCTCTTCCGTGATGCTTGGGAGCACACCCAAGAAAGAGCGCGACACCATAGTCAGCGATTTCAGGGCGGGGAAGATACGCTACCTGGTGGCTGTCGATACCCTGCTCGTCGGGTTTGATGCACCATGCGCCGACGGACTGGCCATGGTGCGTCCGACCAAGAGTCCCCTAGTCTATGTACAGGCGGTTGGCCGGATCATGCGCATCTTCCCGGGTAAGAAGGATGCCTTGCTCTGCGATTTCGTCGGTGTCGTAGATGACATGGGTCCGGTCGATGAGGTGTGCGGACACCCACCGCGCACGAGCGACGGTGACGCACCAACCAAGGTCTGTGACGTTTGCTTCACGATCGTGTTCTGCGGAACCAGGAAATGCCCGGTGTGTGGCGAAGAGTTTCCCCCACCCCTGGTCGGTGAGCGCATCTACGATCCGCGGACAGGACAACTCGTTGTCTCAGGTGTCATCACAGATGAGAACGGTTTGCGTTGGTATCCGGTGGAGAACGTCACCTACAACCTGCGTGTCACCCACGCCGGCAGCCAGGCCCTCGTCGCGAACTACTACTCCCCGGGGCGCAAGAACCCGGTCGCCGAGGATTATTATCTCCTGTTCGATCACCGGCCAAGCGTGTCACAACGCGCGATGGCGATGTGGGCAAAGCGTGCCTTGATACCAGGGTTACCGCAAAATCCCCAGGATGCGTTGGCGCGCGCCGAGCTTGGGGGACTGCGTGTTCCGCGGATGGTCGCGCTCAAGACTGGCTCGAGATTTCCCCTCGCCTACAAGAAATAAACGCTTGACGAATAATCACTCAGTGTGTGATAATCCATTCCATCAACTCATAGTAGGAGAAACCGCATGACCAAGAACAAGATCGACCGCATCGCTGCGATCATTACCACCTACGATGTGCGTGATCCACGCGCCGCTCTCGAGGCCATCGAGAACGTCATCAATGGTGGCGCCACCCAGAGTGAGCAGATCCCGAAGACTGGCGTCAGTCGGGATGCTGTCGTCAACGGACATGATCTCGAAGACGTGACCAACATCCCCGCCCAGGACGAGGCCAAGCAATTCTTCGTCAATGCCGACGCGAACGGCTTCGTCGAGGTGCGTCTGACCAAGGACATGGACTTCCTCATCCGCAACTATGTTGGGCTTGGTTATTTCATCCGGAGCCACCTGGTCGATCAGGAAACCAATGAACCAGTCTCCCTGCCGAAATTCTTCCAGGGCCTTCTCGATCTTTCCGTGAAGCTCGACGCAATCGCCCTGGCTATGGTCGAGGCGGCCAACGACAACACCACACCCCCGGAGGCAGCATGAAAAAGAATGAGTTCACTCCAGCTAGCCGGCGTCAGATGGAGTACGTGGCCCGGCTTCAAGCCAAGGGTTATGCCCGCCTGACCGCGGTCTTCGTTCCCAAGTCGCTGATCCCCGAGATTCGCCAGATGATCAAGGATCGTGTGGTAGCCTGGGAACGCGACATGACCAAGGTCCTTTAACCCTTTCACCCATTCCATTTAGGAGCAACACAATGCGCGGAACACCTGACGTTGGCGGCATCTTCCCCCTCTCGGTCGAACCGGCCGAAGGGTACGGTGTCGATCCCCTTATCCGTAGCGGCGAAGCGGTCATCACTCACACCAACCGCAAGTTCATCCAAGTGCTCGACGACGGCCACCGGTTCGTGAGCGATCGCAAGGAAGCGACCCGCTTCGACAACTTCAGCCGGGCCAGCCTGGTCGCCGCCGACCTGATCGAGCAGGAGAAGCGCAAGCGCGGCAAGGAAGTCGAACTCGTCGATTAAACGCTTCCCGGGTGAGCGGTCAATCACCCGGACCATTTCATTCAACAGGAGAAATACCCCATGAAGCTGAAACTTCGCGTGGATGGTTCCACGACGGCATCTGAACTGCGCCTGCTTGGCGTCCTTTTCACCGGTCTCGCCGAGCAATACGCGCCGTGCTTTTCCACTCCGGTCGATGAGGCTGAACTGGTCGAGCCGGAACCGCCCAGCATCCCGCTGAACCGGGAAGTGCCGGTCGATGCCCACTCGTCCGGCCCGCAGTTCGACAAGCCCAAGCGCACCCGCCGCACCAAGGCCGAGATCGCTGATGCTGCTGCTGCCGAGCAGCTTGCAAAGGAAACTGAGAAAGCTGCCGATGTCGCCGCTTTGGACGGACCTGTTCCCACCGTCGAGACGGAACCCACCCCTTTGGCAGACCAGCCTGCCGCTACCCAAACTGCGCCCGTAACGGATACCGCACCGACGGCGCCGGAACCTGCTGCCAACACGCCTGCTACGGAGCCTCCTTCTGACACCAAGACATACACCCCGGCCGAGGTCCAGAAGATCGCCGTGGCTACCGCCGGCCGCTTCGGTCCCGAGAAGGTGAAGGCGATCATCGCCCAATATCCTGGCGCCGCCAGGATTGCCGACATCCCGGTCGGCGAGTTGGCCGGCTTCGTTGCCAAGCTGAATGCGGTGTCCTGATGAATACCGGCATCCTTGGCCACGCGGAGATCGCGGAACTGCTGGATACTGGCGTTGTGGAGGGAGGGCAGTACAGCAACATCAACCCCGCCAGCCTCAACGTCACGCTCGGTGACACCTTCCTTGCCGAGATGCGGCACCCGCACAATCACGCGGGCTTCCACCACATCTGCGACTTCAGCAAGCGCGCAGAGCATGGGATGACGCCGCAGTTCAGCACCTTCAAGGGGGAGATCATCCTCGACCCGAGAGCGTTCTGCCTCGCCAGCCTCAAGGAAAAGCTGAACCTGCCGCCCGACATCTGCTGTGATGTGATGCTGCGCTCTTCGGCCGCTCGGATGGGTATCCAACACCTGCTCGCAGGATGGGGTGATCCTGGTTACAGCGGACACCTAACGCTCGAACTGAAGAACGAGTTGCGCTACCACGCCATCCGCCTGGGGGAAGGTGACTGCATCGTGCAGCTTCGCTTCCACCGCATCAAGGAACTGGCCGACGAGCACACCTACGCAGCCAAGTCCGGCAAGTACAGCGGCGACGTTGGCCCGCAGGGAGCGCGGTGATGCCACCTGTAGTCTTCTGCGCCGATTGCCGGTGGTCAAAGCCGGACGGCGATTCCAGTTGGAAGCTGAAGTGCCACAATCCTGAAGTGAATCGCAAGGATGCGTGGGCACTGTCCGCCCCCACCGGTCGCTCGCACGGTAGCGAGTGCAACACCGAGCGCAAGAAGGTGTGGTTCGCACCGTGCGGCAGGCAGGGCAAACTGTTCGAAGATCGGGCCGGGCAGATCAACCCCCATGTACCAGAATCGAGGAAAGAATGAGCGAACACGCCAAACTATCTCCGTCCGCCAGCGAGCGCTGGCTGATCTGTGCCGTGGCGCCTGTGCGTGAGCAGGCATTCCCGGATACAACCAACGATGCTGCCGAGTGGGGCACCGCGGCGCACGCCATGGCCGAGTTCTGCCTGACCAACGAGATGGATGCTGTCAATGCACCCGATGCCGAATCCTGGAGCAAGTACGACAGCCAGGAAATGCGCGAGTGTGTGCAGCACTATCTCGACTTCGTGCGCTCAAAGCTGACCCCGACCAGCACCCTGTTCGTTGAGCAGCGCCTGGCGATCCTACCCGAGTTCGACATCTTCGGGACGGCCGATGCGGTCATCGTCGATGGCCACACCCTGCACGTCCTGGATTTGAAGGGCGGCAAGGGCGTCCTGGTTGAGGCCGACGACAATTCCCAACTCAGCCTCTATGGATGGGGTGCGCTCGACAGCCTGTCCTGGCTGGCAAGCGAAAACATCCAGTTCATCGAGGTGTCGATCGTCCAGCCGCGGCGTGCCAACGTGGTCAGCAAGACCTTCACTGCGGCCGAGCTTGTCGCCTGGATGGATGCCAACAGGGAACGGGCTGGCCGGGCTTACAAGGCGCTCGCCACCGATCCGGCTACCCCTGGTGCCCACTGCCGCTGGTGTCGCGCCAGGAACGTGTGCAAGGAGCGCGCTGAGTACAATCTTGCGACCGCCGGCCTCGACTTCTCGGATGAATGCAGTCCGCTCGATCCAAGCCAGCTTACCGAGGAACAGCTTGTCTCCATCTTCTTGCGCCTGCCGGCCCTGGAAAAATGGATCAAGGATGTCGAGTCTCACGTCGCCACCTTGGCCCACGACCACAAGGTCACCGGACTCAAGTGGGTTTCCGGTCGCCTGACACGCAAGGTCGTCGATATGGTGCGCGCCGTGTGCATCCTGCGCGGTGTCGGCATCGAGCCGATGGCCGAGCCCAAGATGCTGGGTATCACCGAGATCGAGAAGATGGTAAAAGCCAAGGGTCTCAAGGTCGGCGAACTGCTGGGCAGTGCGCTCGAGGTTGTCGCCGGCAACCCGGTCCTGGTCAGCGAGGAAGACAAGCGGCCGGAGTTCATCCCGGCGGCCCACGACTTTGCCGAGGAACTTGGGCAATGAGGCACACCATCCTCTCCCACATGACAGACGAGGAACTGTTGCGGGAGGTGGAAATCCGCAACGTCCTCGATCCCCTGGTCCTCGAACTGGCCACCAGGCTGGAAGCGCTGCTGCCGAACACCAAACCACCCACCGCGGTGATCCACAGGTTCCTGCAAGAAAGAATGGAAGGCAAGGCTTGACGCTTTGAAGGCTGAGCCGCTATAATGGCGGCTCAGTCAATCATTCAACAAAGTCAAAATGCGCCGTGCTCCCTGGACAAAATCTGAGCTTCTTCTTGATGCTGCAAAGTACAACAGTCGCATTGAATGGAAGCGTGAGTCCAACTCTGCTTGGGCTGCTGCTCGCAAAAACGGTTGGCTTGATGAAGCCTGTGGTCACATGCAGGTTCTTCGTCGCAAGACTCTGACCAAAGCTGAAGTGCTTGCTTCTGCCACATCCCATTCGACACGCGGAGAGTGGCAGAAAGCTGACCCGTCGGCCCATACCAAAGCCTGTCGTGAAGGTTGGCTAGATGATGTGTGCGCTCATATGGCACCCCCGCGTGGTGTCGCGTTGTCCAAGCAAGAGGTTTTGATGAGTGCGCTGAACTTCTCAGGTCGAACCGAATGGAAAGATAACCATGGTGCGGCATGGGCCAAGGCTCAACACGGTGGCTATTTGGATGAAGCCTGCGCCCACATGGTTCGTCTTGCCTACAAACCAAGTATGCAGGAGCAATCGCTTTTCGATTTCGTTTCCAACCTTTGCCCGGATGCAATTCAATCGGACACATCCGTGCTTGGTCGCAAGCAACTCGACATCCTCATTCCTTCGTTGAAACTTGCCATCGAGTTTAATGGGTTGATCTGGCATAGTTCAAAGGTTGGAACGGAACGTAACTATCACCAGGAAAAGACCGATGCTGCTGTCACGGCCGGCTATCGGCTGATCCATATTTGGTCCGACGAGTGGATTGAAAAACAGGACATCATCAAGGCGTATTTGAGGATGCAGCTTGTTGGTCCCGACCGTCGCATCGGTGCGCGAAAGTGTTCGATCGCGCTTCTTAAGCCCGAGGTCGCCCTTCCGTTTCATCGGATGTTTCATCTTCAAGGTGGGCGTGGGGGAGAACACTTTGGCCTCTATTATGGGGGCGAGCTTCTTGCCGTTGCCACGGTTCAAGGTGTCGAGCTTGCCCGTTGGACAGTGCGCTTTGGAACGGTCATTGTCGGCGGACTATCCAAGGTGATCAAGCATATCGGTCGCCGGATCATTAGTTACTGTGACACGGCCAAGCACACCGGGGCCGGCTATCTCGCGGCAGGTTTCAAGCTGGTCGGTGTGAGTGCGCCAAGCTACTACTATACCGACGGGAATCGCCGCTTCAATCGCATGGGTTTTCAAAAGCACAGGTTGTTGGGGCAGCCAGGCGCTAAAGGTAATACTGAAATCGAACTGGCCGCAAGCCTTGGGTTCTATCAGGTCGGCGGAACCAGGCAACTGAAATTTGAAATCGGTGCTTGACATCAAGCACTTCAACCTGTACCATGTAGTCTCAGTCAAACAAGTTCAACACAAGGAGTAAGTCAATGAGCACCAAGTTCAAAACCGAGAAGGTCCGCCTTTCCTACGCCCAGAATATGTACGAGGCGAAAGCCAACGACCGCGGCGAGATGAAGTTCGGGGTCACCCTTCTCATCCCGAAGGCCGATACGGTCACGATCGATCGCATGAAGGTCGCCGCAGAAGCGGTCAAGCGCACCAAGCAGCCGGGCAAGGATGAGGCCTTCTACAAGGCATGGCCGCGCACCATCCATGACGGCGACGGCACCAAGCCGAGCACGGGCGAAGCCTATGGTTCAGAGTGCAAGGGGTGTTGGGTCGTTGCCGTATCGGCCAACGAGAAGCCCGGAATCCTCAGCCTCGTTCCCGGTTTCAATCCGACCATGGACAAGGCCAACAGCGGCGACTACGCGAAGGTCAGCCTCACGGCATTCTGGTTCGATACCGGCACCAACAAGGGTGTCACGTTCGGCCTGAACAACGTGCTGCTGCTCGAGCGCGGCGAACGCATCGATGGTCGCACCTCTGCGGCCGACGACTTCGCCGAGGAAATCGGGGACTCGTTTTAAGAAATCCGAACCTAGTAGCCGCAAACGGGGGCGAGCCCTAGTAGCTGTAAAGCGGGAGGATTGCCGAGAACCGAAGGCGTATGCGGTGACAGCCGGGAAAGACCGGAATCCCAGCACATTAACGGAGAAAGTGATGTACAGGAAGGGGTCGTTGGACGTAGAGAATAAGGACTACATCAAGGCCGATAAGCGGGACAAGTGGGTTGGGATCGCCCTCGCCTTGGCCGCCCTCGTAGTACTGGCTGTTTCATTTTGGGAGCGGATGCAATGAACTTCGCCCAAATGCTCGCGATGAAAGTCACCCCACTGTACGACGGGTCAGAGCAAATTCTCGAGAACGCCGGCAACCAGAAGCGCCGCGAAGCGTCCAGGGCAAGGTTTGAATCAGTCCTGGCGAATGGTGTGTGGATGCCTGGACCTGAGATAGCACGCGCGCTCGGAACATCAATCGACAGTGTGAACAAGACGTTGCGTGGCTTCGGCACTCGCGGCGAGATGGTGAGCCGGGTGATCGAAGGGACCAAGAATAACCTGGAATGGAGATGGAAATAATGAATAGCCAGATTCCCACCGCTCTCGATGAGCAGGTTGGAGGTAGTCACTACAAGGATTTCAAAATCCAGCCGGCCGAGTTCATCGAAAAGAACAACCTCCCATTCTTGGACGGTTGCGTCATCAAGCGTATGTGCAGGCACGGCAACAAGAACGGTGCCGAAGATTTGCGCAAGGCGATCCATGAGATCAGGTTGATCCTGCAACTACGATATGGGGTGAGCGAATGAACTTCACAGAAAATGAATTCAACCGTGGCGTCAAGTACGGAATTGAGAAGTCCGCCAAGGAAATTGAAGAGCTAAAGCGGCGAGTGGCAATCCTCGAACTCAAGGATATGCCACTGCACCCCTTGCACGAACGGAAGTGGATCGAAGAGGCTATCAATAACGGTTATTCCTTTATCTCTATCGAGTGTCGGGGGACTGGTCGCAGCACGGTGCAGGCGCTGAAAGGCATCGCTTGGCTGATCGAGAATCCCGGAAAGGAGTTGAAGGTGGAAGATCACCATGGCACTACCGCTGCCAATCGCAACCTGCTGGGCATGATGCGCAACATGGTTGTGAGGATGGAACTCAAGCACATCCATTTCAATCTTGGCGACAACACCGCCATCTTCGAGAACCGCGAGCGCAGGTCGTGATCACAACCAACGAACCCGTCGTCTTCGACATCGAGTTGATAGGCAAGGGGGATGACATCTTCTTTTTCTTCGGCGCCAGGCATTTGCCCAGCGGCAAGACCATCCAGCTTGAAGGCAACGATCACGAAACCCTGGTGAAGCTAAATGCCTTGTTGCGCAATCCGCGTTACCTGTGGGTCTCCTTCAACGGGATCAAGTTCGATGCGCCTATCCTGGCCGCGGTCGCCGGCGGGCGCCCGCTCGCCGAAGTCAAGCGGATGGCCAACACCATCATCGAAGAGAACAAGCCGGCTTGGATGTCCTATCGCGACTTCAAGCTGGAGCCTTTGGAGATTGACCACATCGACCTGATCGAGGTCGCCCCCGGGGTGATGATCAACCTCAAGCTGTACGCCGCCAGGATGGGCCTGAAATCCATCTGCGATTTACCGTTCGCCCACGATGCCCACCTCGATGCCGAACAGCGCAAGATGGTCAAGGAGTACTGCATGAACGGTGACCTGGTGGCCACGGCGAGCCTGTTCAAGTCCTTGCAGGGTGCGTTGGAACTGCGTGAGCAGATGAGCCAGGTGTATCTGATCGATCTGCGCAGCAAGTCCGACGCCCAGGTTGCCGAGACCGTGCTGTCCAAGGTGTTGGGCATCCGCGGTGCCGTCGATATGCCGACCGGCGTGCGCTATACGGCACCCCCATTCATCCAGCCTCACAATCCAATCGTCGTCGAAATGGAAGAGCGCGCAGAACGCTTCGTGTTCAAGATGAATCCCGGCAACGGAGCCATCGAACTACCACCCTTCCTCGAGGAACCGATCGTGATCGGCAAGGGTCGCTACCAGATGGGGATCGGTGGCTTGCACTCGCAGCACGATCGCCAGCAACACTGGATCGCCAACGACCGGTTGGAGATCAGCGACTTTGATGTGGCCAGCTTCTACCCCAACATCATCCTGAACGCCGGCCTGGTGCCGCGCGGCTTGGGTCATGCCTTCATCGAGCAGTACCGCAAAATCCTGAATGAACGGTTGGAGGCAAAGCGGACCGAGAACAAGGTCAAGGATGGTGCCATGAAGATTATGCTAAATGGGACCTTTGGGAAGCTCGGCTCCATGTTCAGCAAGCTCTACGCCCCTGACCTCATGCTCGCCACCACCCTCACCGGCCAGTTCTACCTGATCGGGCTCATTGAGATGATCATCGAGAGTGGTGGCCATGTGGTGTCAGCCAACACGGATGGTGTATGCGTCGCCGCGACGCCGGAGGTGATGGCTTCAATCCGGGATGCGGTCTCCATCTATGGCTTTCTGACCAACTTCGAGTTCGAGGAAACCCGCTATCGCACCATCGCGATCAAGGATGTCAATAACTACCTGGCCGTGAAGCTGAATGGTGACATCAAAGCCAAAGGTATCTACGCCACCGGCGGCCTGATGAAGAACCCGACCAACGAGGTCTGCACCCTGGCGGCCCAAGCGTATTTGCGGGACGGCACGCCTGTGGATAAGTTTATCCACAGGCATCTCACTGTGGATAACTTCGCCGACTTCACGCAAAGCCGCGCGGTCACCGGCGGCGCCGTCTTCTACACCGATATCCGGGAGGTGGATGACTGGATCAACCTCGAGCGCGGCGCCTGGTATCGCCAGGCGTGGTACGACATGGGCAAAGAGCGCAAGCCGTTGAAGCGTGTCAGCCGCCCGGCGCCAGTGATGTCAGGCGACAAGCCTGTGTTCCTGGGCCGGGTCGCCCGGTGGTACTACTCACTTGATGAACGGCGCTCAATCCACTACGTCAATAACGACAACAAGGTGCCGAAGGCAAACGCCAGCACCGCCTGCATGACGCTGCCCGACTCGATCCCGGCGGACCTGGATGTTGGGCGCTACATCGAAGAGGCCAAGAACAACTTGCGCAACATGGGGTGTTCAGCGCCCGCCTCTACGGCGCCCGAAGCCAGCAATGCCATCTAGTCGCAGTACCGAACGAGGTGAAGGAATGAATAACATCGACGTGCGCCACCTGATTGGGAGCATCACTGTTGGCACTGACGAGCATAACGATTGCTTGGCAATCGCCATCGCATCCTACTTCACTGACGACCTTACCCGCCCCCACGATGACCCGATAGACGAGGATACCGGGTGGGGAAAGTGGGTAATTGAACAGACCAACGCGACTCTGGACAGCATCGCGGAACTCGTCATGGAGACCGATGTAGAGGCGCCTGCCGCTTGTGACTTGCTGATCGAGCGGATGCGGAGCGCTTTGGGCGATATCGCTGGATCAAAAAGCCTTACAGCAACGCCGACTCAGTTCTATCAGCATCTTCAAAAGTTGGCTGGCGACGCGACGCTGACCTACGGAAAGACGCCAATTGAAGCCCTGCGCGACCGCGACCGCAAGCGGGATGCTGCGCTGCTGAGGGAGTGCATTTCGCCAAACAACACTATGCTGCAAGCGCATTTGGAAGAGTTGGCACGGCTTCGCGAGTCAGGGAAATGGGAGCCAACGCTATGATCGACCACATTGACATGATTCGTCACATGAACCTGAAGAACAATGCGGCAAGCTCTGCCGTGTCAGTCTGTGGAGAGAACGGCTCTGGCTCTGGTCGCAAGACCGGAGTGAAACCGCTCTCGGTGAAGCAGAAAGAAGCAGTTTGTGCTGATTAGCGCAGACTTTTCAGAGCGGCGCCGACCCTACCCTTTCACCCTGCGAATCTCATCCCGCAACTTGATCAGCTTTTCGTCGATCTTGGCGTTGGTCGCATTGACCTTCTCCACGTCAGAGTTGGCGCGCAGCTTGACCCGCTGCTTGCGCAACTCGGCTTCCTCGCGGAGCAGGTTGTCGATCCTGGACTTGAGCCTGATTTCCGGATGCTCGGCCAGCAGTTCTGCCGCGCGTTCGCGCTCGCCAGCCTTCAACATCTGCTTGTGCTCGTAGTCCAGCGCATTGATTTGCTCCTTGTCGGCGTAGATTTGCGCCTTCACGTTACCCGGTTCATTGACGTTGCCGTAGAGGCGGCCGACAACCGGCACCCGATACCATGGCGTCTCTTCCTGCGGCGTGCCGGTGGCTGCGTTGATCGCCGTGGCGACACTCTGGGCACCCTTGGATACCTCGCGACCAAGGCCGCCGGTGATCTGCCCAAGGGTGTAATCAACCTGGTCGGGCGTCGGGCTGAGTGCGCCGATACCAAACTCCCCTCCACCACTGAGGAAGTTGATCCCATAGGCCAGCTTCTTCGACAGACCGGTGGCACCTTCCTTGGCCCGGGTCCAGCCCGGTGTCGGCTTGCTCTTGTCGATGTCTTCCTTGGCGATCGGCCTGTTGAAGGCGTCACGGTTCTGAAGCAATCCGACGATCGGGTCAGCGATGGCCGGCATGATGGTCTGAATGAAGTTGCCGGCGCCGCCCAGCGGATTGAATCCCTCGATGGGCTGCATCAAGATGTTGGTCATGTGCTTCAGGCGATTTCCAGGACGGAAGATCATGTCCGCACCCTCGCGCCCCATGTTGAACGGGACATTCATCCCGAGCGCCAGGGGGATTTTCACGAAACCACCGTCAGGCATCGGAATGATGAAGGTGCGGTTCTTGTCAGCATCCGGAATTTCATCGTCGTCGTAGCCCATGAGCAACAGGGCCTGCAACATCCCGAGCGCCGGTAGTGCTGACAACAACTTCCACCCGAGCGGGGTGACCGTCGTCACCTGCTTCTTGTAACTTCCGCCCTGGCCGTCAGGAACATCGATGATCTTCTTGTTGAAGATGGTCTCTGCCAGGCGCGCGCTACCCTGGGCGGAGGCGTTGAAGAACGGGAACAAGGCACCGGCCCGCGCCGACCACTGACCCTTGCGGTTGAAATTGACCGAGATACCCTTGGAGATATTGGCGGCCATGGCGCTCGCTTCCGCATCGGTCTTGCCTGCGGCGACGAACTTCTCGTAGGCACCCTTGAATGCGGCGGTGCGCGTGGCAAGTTCGGCCGCGCTGTTCAGGTTGGCGATACGCACGGCGATGGCGCCGATGATTTTGCCGACACGATCCTTGGACTCACCCTCGATGGCAGCAGCGGTCCATTCCTGGGCCGCGGCCAGCTTTTCGCGGACGTTGCTCAAAGCGTCGGTGGCCTCGATGGCCGGGTCCGGCTTGGTCTTGCTCGCCTGTTTGACGCCGAAGAGTTCGCGAATCTGCGCGTTAGCCTCTTCGATCCCGATGAGCGAATCCATAACCCCTGTCAGGCCACCCGCGGCCTTGGCCTTCTCCATCCACCAGGCTGCGCTGCCCGCGGCTGGAGCGATATTCATCGGCGTGTTGCTATGCGTCTTGCGGTACTTGGCTTCGAGGTACTTGAACAGGGAGCCTGCGTTTCCAAACGAATCACGAAGCAGGTTGACCGAATCGGATGTCTCCCACCCCGGGATGTTCTCGGCGCTCATATTGACCGCCGTCGCCTGCATGTCGCGTGCGAAGTTGAACAGGGAGAAGACAGGGTTATAGCCGGTCGCCGTGGCGATGATCCACCTCGAGGCAATCGCCGGCACCGCAAACATGGCGCCCAGCTTCGCCGTGTCCATATCCTTGAAGTTGCGGTACATCTCGACCGCATCCTCGGACTGCTCGTTGAACACGACGGCCCGATTCTCACCATTCACCGGTACGATCACCACGTTGTCGCGGGCGATGTAGTTCGGGTTCTGGATGATCTGCACACGCTCTTTCGGACCAAGGGCTTCGACCACCTTGGGACCGTTCTGGTTGTTGGTGTTCGCCGCCAGATAGGCGTCGGCTGAATTCTGGTTATACATCTCGAGCGGGACACCGCCGCTGTTCAGAACGTATTGTCCGTTGATGTCTTTGAACCGATAGACATTCACCGTCTTGACCGTGCGGATGTTGGGGTAGGTATCCACCTTCCACATTGGATACCACTTGCCATCTCCGGCTTTGAACATCGGCGTGTTCTTGGTCGCCAGGTTCAGCAGCGCCTGACCAATACGAGCAGCCTCGCCACGATTCACGATACGCTGCCCCAGGAGGCGCGTGCTGGCGAGAATTGGTTGGATGGCGGCCTTGCTACCCATGAATCTTTGCGTGGCACCAGCGCGCGCGGAAGCGCCCTGGGAACCGGTAGAGAAAGTGCTCACCAGGTCCAGGTCACGATTGAACGGGGCGTAGTTCGGGAACACGTTCTGCCATGCGTTGATCGTGTCCTGGTCCTCGAGGCCGCGCTCAACAGCATACTGCTGCAACCCAGCAATCATCTTGTTGTAGAGCCTGCCCGCTTCCTTGAGTGCTGCACCATCCGGGCCAGATTCCAGCTTGGCCAGTTCGGCGCGCGCGTCGCTCGTCAGGATTCCGCTGCCCGGCTTGTCGGTCAGGTTGAAGCCCTTCTGCAAGGTCTCGTTCCACGGATTGATCTTGGCCGCCTGGATGTTCGCCTCTTCAGCGTGACGGTACTTCAAGTAGTTGTCCAGCTTTGCCAGGTGATCCTTCACCCCCGCGTTGAAGAGGTAGTTTTCGATCTCTGCCAAGGGGTCTTTTACCAGCGTTTCGAGGTTGTTCTGCACCAGGCCGCGCGTGCGTGTGAGCGCGCCGATGACATCCATCGCAACATCCTCGGCCTTGATCCCCAGCGACTGCACAATCCGCCCCAGGGTGACGTGTTGATCCTGGATGTGCAGGCGCACAGTCTTGCTGACCCGCTCGAGAATGCTGTGCGCCTTACCGGCGGCGATGCGAACCTCGTTCGGGTGGGCCGGGCTCACCGGCTGGTGCATGACTACCTGCTGGTCTGCTGCGGAGACGGGGGTGTCGGCGTCTTGAGTTTCAACAGAAGCGCTCATCTTCGTCCCATTGAGCAAGACGAACTGCGTGGGATCGAACGCACCCCACTCCTTCGCCTTCGGCCCGTAAAGCATGTTGCCGTCTGGCGAGCGCTGACCAATCGCCTCTTGCTGGGCGAGCTTGGCCACCTCGTTCGCTTCCGTTTCGGTCAGAGGGCGATCGAGTTCGGCGACCAGGGTGTTCTCGGTGATCTCCTTGTCTTCATGTGTGTAAGTGCTCGCTACCACGTTTGAGCGCAGAATCTTGGCACCTGTGCGCTCGATGATCATTCTTGCGGTCGATGGATTGATCTTCATCGTGCGCGCGCCGGCGCCAACATCCAGGCCCACGTTCAGCAACGGCGCCTCGGGATTGTCGGCAAGCGCCCGGTTGGCTACAGGGGTGGCCGGCCCGGCTTCTTCCTCGCTGAGAACCGGGATCGGATCGGTGCCGAACATCACCACTGCTAACTGCTGACCGAACGGCATGGAGTAACCGCTGTACCCGGCATCGAGCACGGCGGATTCGAAGGCGTTCAGGTACTCGTCGCCGGTGATCGTGTTCGGAATGCTCTTGGCGATGCTGCTGTCTTCGTGCGCCGGATAGACGTTGGTCAGGTTCGCCAGGTGCTTCACACCACCGACACCGCTTTCTGGACGAACCCCCTTCCCGGCGTCAGCGTAGAAATGGACCCGGTTGCGCAGGCGCGGATCATCGGATTCTGCGATGCGGGTCCGCTCGGCACCCTTGTATCCGGTGCCGTATTTCGAGCCAAGCAGTTCGCTACGCTTCTGGTGTGAGTAGTGCTCTCCGCGGATGCGGATCGGGGGAACAGACTCCCTGTCTGAGACCATTATCGCATCGAACCTGGCCTCGGCAGGGATCACACCCAGGTTTTCCACCATGGTGTCGCGCTTGGCACGCTGTTCCATGCGCAGGGCCGCGATCTGGCGGTTGATCTCGCCGCGCCGACCATTGCTGGTCATCGGGGAAGCATGTTCTTCGAGCAGGGTTTTGATCTTGGCATCAATCTCGTCGGCCAGCAAGGAGCGCAACACCTCGCGCGCCGCCGCACGGTCTTCCGGACTATTCTTCGGATCGTTCAGGAATTCCCGGACTGCCTGGATTTCATCCTGAAGCTGGGTCTTCTGCTCGTCAGTCCTGTCGAAGAACCAGCCCTCGCGATTCCGCCCCATCTTGGCTCCGGCGTCGATCAGCGTGGGATCAACATCCACCTGCTGGTTGTTCTCGATGTCATCCAGGACAAGCTGGGACATCAGGGCAAACGCCATCGACGTGCCGCTGCCACCCTTGCGCCCAGCTTCGATGTCGGAATCGGTGTTGCCGCCGATAGCGTTCGCCTTGCGCATCCGAGTCTCAAGCTCGTCGAAACTGATCCGCTGACCCTTCGGCACACCATCCGGATGATTCGGCTCGAACTTGGCGATGAATCCACTACCGTCCGGAAGCGGCGCCAGGTTATCGAAGACGCGACCGTTCGACACGATGATCTTCGATGAGCGACCGCGGTTGCCAGGGCGATTCACCAGCATGTTGTGGGTGTGGCGCAGGATGTTGGCGCCGACCCGCTCCTGGTCCCGCAGGTGCGGCCACAGTTCGGTATCCATCCCATAGGCGCTGGCCGCGCCGCCGGAATTGATCGGACTCAACACGTTCGGATTCTTGAGCCGCATGGTGGCGGCAACGGTCTGCCAGGGACGGCGAACGTTGTTGTTCGTCAGCAGGATGTCCGCGGTCGGCAGGTTGAAACCGTGCGCATTGGCGATGTCAGCGAACAACCGATAAGAGATGTCACCGCTACCCTCGTACCCTTCCAGGCCGGAGGCGTGGATTTCGTTCTGTTTCGAATGGGGATTGAAGTCCATCGAGGCTTCACCGGCTTCGCTCGTGGTCGCCAGATAGGGGTTTTCCCCACGGAAGTCACGGCCGCGCCCACGGACAAACAGCTTGATCTCGGGTTTGCCTTGACCGTTGCGTTGCTCGCGCAGGGAGACGATCACCCGGTTGGCCGGACTATCCTTCGGCTCGGGGAAGTTGTGCTCCTTCGCCCACTCCTTCGCCTTCTCGAACATGGCCTCGTTGTAGGCAGTAACCAGCTTCGAGTAGTCTTCGTTGGTGCTTTCCTTCCCGCGCAGGATGTTCTTCGAATCGACGTTGATCTTGAACTGCCCATCCGATTCAAAGACGGTTTGCCAGAACGAGGCCAACTTGGTCAGCGCGCCGCTCATGTAGGCGCCCTTGAGCCTGGTCTTGAAGTCGTAGATCGGATGGCGCCCACCCTTGGCATAGCTGGGCTCGGGATCGCTTTCGCGATTGTTGCGATCATCCAGACCCGCCGCAATGATGTCGTTGTTCATCAGGTCGTTCAGGTGATTACCGAGAGCGACGCGCGCGGCGGTGATGTCGTTGTAATCGAGCATCGCCCGGGCCAGATCGGAACGGGCCGCGTTGCCGGCGGCGCGGGAGATGAGGTTCAGTTCCTGTTCGGATTGATTGATCATGCGACCAATCGTGATATGGCCGCCGGCGGCAAACAACCTGTCAGCCGCGTCGAACGCACGCCGCTCGTGCTCCGGAACCGGATTCAGGCTGAAATCGTCCATCGTTTCACCGTTGTCCGTCGGGATCGTGAAGTCGTCTTCGTCAATCCCCAGGGCTTCGTTCATCGAGGCGGTCATGTCCGCCTCTTCGAGCAGGGTGATGTGGTCGTTGATCACGTCGAAGGCGTCATCGAACCCAGCTTCATGCCGGGCGATCACAGCGTCGAGCAAGCGGGTGAAATCCGGATTGGTGATGCGTGTGCGCGCATTGCGCAATTCGGCAAGGGACATTCCGCCGAACATTTCATTGGTCGCGATCAGGTCATCGACAGCGGTCGGATCGTTGGATTTGAAGAAGTCAGCGACGATGCTTTGCAACAGGTCCCGCGTCGCCATGTCGCCCATGTGGTCGGCGTCTGAAACACTGGTCTGACCCGCCGGATTGATTGCCTTGGCGGACAACGCCTTGCCAATTTTCGTGCTCCGCTTTGAAATCTCCTGGACCGTGGCCAGCGCCTGGCCGAGCATTTGCAGATCGATGTCCGGATCGCCAAGGAGGTCGCGCATCCAGCCGACGAACTTGTCCCAACCGTTCTTGGCTTTGGTGGCCGGTACCGTCATCAGGAATTCCTGGAACTGAGGATTGGCTTGAGCCTCGGCCAGGAACTCGTTGTTATCCGTCAGGCCGCGCGGCAAATCGTCAGTGGTTCCTCCGGTAGCGAACCAGTGCTTCCTGGCTTCGGCACGCATCCGGGTCAGTTCCACATAAAGCGGATCGGCTACCGATGCGCTCAGCGTCCAACTCAGCGTCAGTGCATGAGTGATTTCGTGAAGCGTGGTCAGTTCGTCAGCAAGACCTTTTACGTTCTCGACGCCGGTGACTTCACCCGACCCCTTCATTGCCTTGGTCAATCCGCGCTCACCACTTTGCGAAGGTCTCTTCAAGTTGGTGTAAGGGAGATCGAGTGCCGGATTCCCGGAGCCGAAGCGCTTCAGGGCAGCCGCCAACTTGCCGATCCGCGGATCGGCGTTGGCGACAAGGTAGTCCAGCATCTGACCTACGGTGCTCCCTTTTTCGATCTGGGCCTGGACACCTTCGGTCCTGGTGGGTGGAATCTTCTCTTTCAGATCAGCAAGGAACTCGTTCCACTGCTTCTGGGTGAAACCGGCATGCTTCAACGCTGTTGGTATCGTCTTGGTATGTGTCAGCGTTGTACGTGCGAAACCGATCGCGGGGATGAAAGAGCCTGCGAAATCATGCGAGAAAAGTCCCTGCACGTGTTTCGGGAGTGACGATGCAAAGGTTCCAAGCGCCTTGCGCATCTCGAAGAGGTGCTTGGGTTCCGATCCCTGGGCGACAGCGGCCGGCGTGGTCTGGGCGACGGGCTCGGCAGCGGCCGGCGTGGTCTGGGCGCCGGGGGCCGACCATACAGTCTCAACATTGAACGGTTGGCCGGCGACCTTGGTCCCACCCTTGATCTTCGCAGCGACCTTCTCACCGTGCGCGCGCACCTCGGCCTCGGTCATCCCGGTGGCCTGGGTGACGAATGAAACGTACTTCGCATCGTTCTTGGATTTCTTGACGCCGTTGCGTGCGATGTAGGCGGCCTTGTCGATGTCGCTTTCGAAGGTCAGTTGCGTGGTGCCATGGGTCGGCTTCGCTCCTGACAGTTCCGGCGGCAAGCTGTTCAGCCTCCCACCCTCAAGCGGCAAGCTGGTTTGTGCCGGGGTGGTGGCGGCCGGCGCCGGTGTGGTCTGGGTAGCAACACCCACACGCTGCGCCAACACGACGGTGGCAAGCGCCCTGATCTCGGGCGAAGGACCACCCATTGCAGCCTGCTTGAGGACGGATTGGTTCTGCGAATTGACAATCGAATTGACAACCCCACTGTCCGCGCCGGCGGACAGGGCGGCGGTGGCCGCAACGCTGACCTCATCCTCACCCTGGAAGGTGGCGGGTTCTTCGGTCTGGGTAGCGGCCGGCGTAGTCTGGGCGACAGCGGCCGGCGTAGTCTGGGCGGCGGGGGCGACAGCGGCCGGCGTAGTCTGGGCGGCGGGGGCGACAGCGGCCGGCGTAGTCTGGGCGGCAGCGGCAGCCTCAGCCCCCAACCTCAAGATGGAACTTGCTTCGTTCGCCTTGTTGAACGCCGCCGTGGCTTCTTCAACGGAGGTTGCACCAAGCACCTGCTGTGCCGAAGCGACGGCAGCTTGATCCGCCGCCTCGTTGCGTTGTGGTCTGGTCGTCAGCGCGGCAACATAAGCCGAATAGGCGCTGACAAAGTTCTCTTCAGCCTTCGGGTCTTGGGGGTTGGCGTCTCTTTCAACCTTGGCATCCATGAGCGTTTTGCCAAGGCCGGCGACCAAGGTATTGTGCTGGTGGATTTGCTCATCGCTTTCGTAGGGCTTGTTCAGGATGCGGTTGTATCCACCGCCGACACCACCCATGACAGCGCCGGCAACGAGACCCTGGGCGGCAGCGTTGCCAACTCCCTCGGTGATCGGCTTACCTTCGGCGAAGTTCTGCCACATCTGCTCCTGGATGGATTGTGTCAGTTCCTCGAACAAACCTTCGGATATTCCACCGGCAACGAGTTGCTTGGCGAAACCCTTGGTCGTCTGCTGGGCCATGCCCGTGGCCAAGATGGTGTCAATGTCACCAATTTTCAATGCGCTTGCCAGCTTTCCGCCGACGAAACCAAGCAGCCCCGTACCAACACCGCTGGCCGCGGCAATTCCTGCAAGCTCCGGGGTGAGCCGCTTGTCTTCCGTGCCTCCACGGAACTGCTCCGCGGCTGAACCGGCACCGATGGCGCCTTCTCCAATAGCTGCGGCCAGGACACCACCAACCTTCGGCAAAACACCGAGCAGGCCGCGCGCAATGCCAGCACCGCCGATCATCTGTGGAAGCGATTCCCCGATCGTCGTCGCTGCGACACTTGGATTTTCGTAGATGGTCTTAAGGGTTTCCGTAAATCCATTGGCCGAATTCACCTTGGCGTTGGCGGCTTTCTGCGCATCGGACAAATGCTCGTTGAGCATTTCCTTGGCTTCGCGCGGACGGAATCCGAGTTCTTCAGCCGTGTTCGCCAGTTGGAGAAAACCACCTGTGGCAACGTCGGCCAAACCAAGAGCGGCTTCAGGGAGACCGATTGCTCCCTTGAGTGCGGTGATCGCCACATCGCCAGCAACATCACCCGCGGAACGGGTGAGCTTTTCTTCAGGTTCAACAATGGGATCGAAACCGCCGGTACCGAAACCGAAAGGATCGCTCGGAACCTTTGCTGATTTCGAAGCCAGAGGTGAATCGAAACCGCCGCTCCCAAAGCCAAAGGGGTCAGCGGTGGAATTGGTTTGGTCGTCTTTGCGGCCCATGTCGATCTCCTTGGAAAACGGAGATCATTGTATCCTACTTTTTGTCGTTGGATTCAGGTGGGGGATTTTTACTTGCCCATTCCGAAGCTGACTTTTGCAGGGCCACGGACCAACTGACCGGCTTCTTGCCGACAACTTGCTGGGAATAATAGGTGCGCGCGTTGGCGCTGATCTGAGCCATGGCATCAACACGATCAAGTCGATCTTTCATCCCGTAGGTGGTTTCTAGAGTCGAATCCACCTTGCGTAGAACAGGATAACCGGACGTGTCCTGCATGTCTTCACCCGTGGCCTTGTCCTTGAACTTGAGCGTGCCAAGGTTCGCCATGTCAGCGCGATGCTCTTTCTCCTGCTTGGCCTTCAACTCTTCCCGCTTCAGGTCGAGACTGGCCAAACGATCCTCGCGCGCAGCAGTCATACTGGCGGCGGATTGTGCACGACTGGCGGCAGCGTTCGCTATTTGAACATCAAGTTGCCTGTCGGCACGCACATCGTCGCGCAACGCCTTCGCAGCGTCAGTCTGGTTCTTGGCCAAGGCTTCTTCACCACTGGCACTGAGTTGCGACGCCATCCACTCATGGAACGCCGGGGTTCCCTTCTTAAGCTTTGGACCTTCCGGGTCTTCGGTGGCCGCCCACTCGATCGCACCGACGGTGGCAGCATCCTTTTCACGCTTCTGCAAATCGACCTTTTCCTTCATCGCCTGAACCCGCTCTTCGCGCGCACTGGTGAGTTCGTCCTGATAGCTGGCTAGGTCTTTCTGGCGAGCCAGGGCACGCTCGTCATCGCGAACCTTCGCTTCTTCAAGCAGTCCGCTTTTTGCCCACTCTTGAGCCGTGTCGCCGACAGCCCTGCCGACGGCACCAAGAATTCCAGTCAGAGACCAGCCCATGATTACATCCTCCGCTTGTCCTGCTCGGCTGCAAACCCGGCGTTGAATTCAGCTTCTTCACCTGCCGGACCTTCAGCCGCTTCCATGTCAGCCTGCTCGCGTTCCTCGACGCCGCCGACCAGCTTCTGCTTGGTCTCTTCGTCGAGATCGAGATCACCCATCAGCTTGTCGATGGTCTTATTGACTTCCTCTTCCGGGACACCGTATGCCGCGAAGATGGAATACACCATCAACTCCATGCCGTCGGACAGGTCCTTCTCGGTGACTTCCATCCCCACTTCGAACAGATAGTCAGCCGCCTCGAACATGAGGGTGACGCCCACAGGGACGAGGATGTCCTTGGGGATGGTGCCATTACCCTGATTGTCCATCATCACCACCAGGTTGGCTACACCCTCGCCCAGCTTGTTCGGCATGGGAACCTCGTCGTCGAGGATGATTCCCTGGATTGCTTCGGCCGTTTCCGGTGCGTACATCATCTTCTTGCCGGCGACGACGACACGTTGGTAGGCGTCGCGCATCTGCGGCGGCATGACCTTGACCATGTTCGCGAGTTCGTCTTCGTGGGCCTTGACGAGCGGGCTTGTAGTCTCCGGATTCGGTGGAGGCAACTGCTGTCCGCCGGAGGCCGGCGCCGGCCCACCCTGGGCGGCAGGGCCGGCAGGAACTTGAGCGTTTTGCATGGAGTCTTGAAGGATAGACATGGGGTTTCCTTAGCGCTGGGGCGCCCACTGGTTGCTGGTCGTGGCGTAATTCTGCCCGCTCATCGAAACAGGTGCCGCAGCGGGCTGGAACATGATCTGGTACGGGATACCCCGGGTCACCGCATCGGCCACCTTGGCATCACGGTTCGGATCGCTTGCAGAGATCATCATCACTTGGGTGTTGGCATTCCTGCGTTGCTGTTCTTCGGCGGCCTGTTTGGTGCGTAGGGCTTCGGCCGAAGCATTCGTCTCGTTCGCCTTGGCCGTCAGATAGGCGTTGTTCGCTTCCGTGCTGCCGCTTCCGCCGCCGGCAGCCGCTGCCCTGTCGGCAGCGGCAGCCTGGTTGCCAAGGTTGCTCAGGAGCTTGCCACCCATTTCGACCAGGGTCTTGTTCTTGTCCATCCAGCTACCGGCTTTGTTGAGGAAACCCCCCTCCTCGACCGTCGGTGAAACACTTTGATTGACTGCACTGGCAGAGAAATCCTTACCAGTGTATGCCACCACATCGTTTGGTGGTACGGTCAGAGCGCTGCTCGGCGCGTTGATGGATTCAGAAAGAAGGCCGCCTTGCCCAGCACCAGTAAAATTCCCAGACGCTTGAGCGACGCCGCCTCCGAGATCAGATACGTTTGCAGAAGCCAGCTTGTCGACGCTTAGGGCGCCTGCGTTCATCCCTTCGGCGCTTGCACCGAATGCTTCCGATGTGGAAGCTGCCCCCAGCTTGCCGGTCAGTTGCTCAGAGGCACCTTGCATGGCACCCTCGGCAACCGGTTCCGCCGCAACAGTGCCTGGCACAGCTTCGCCGGCAACCGACGAAGCTGTACTGAACGAACCCAGGGCCAATGAACCCAAGCCGCCGGCCAAGGCCAGCACGCCACCGATCTTCATCAGCTTCTTGTTCCCTGTTGCCGCGCCGACACCAGTCATCACCCCACCGGCGGCCATGGCGCCGGCGGCAATGCCGGCCCCTACACTGGCTGTGCCTGCAATGGCACCAGCTATGATGGGGGCGGCGGCTCCGACCGTGGCAATGGCAGCGACGACACCAATGATCGCTCCGATCGCCTTCGACTTCAGATATTCCCCATAAGGAGCACCCGACATGGGATCGCCGACAGGCATCTCGCTGAAGCGCTGGTCGTAGTAGCGCAGGTTTTGACGTAGTTCGAAGGTGTTCATCAGTGCAACCTCGGATATTTGATCTCGTTCAGAATGAAGGTGCGAAGCCCCTGCATTGTAGTGCCAAGTGGCTCGAAACCCAAATGGGTGATGAAGGCATCGCTTTCATCGTCGGCAACCTTGGTGACCAGGAACTTCTCCTTGTCCAGGATGGGTTGCAGAAACTCCTTGATCCGGTCGGATGTGACATGCGCTTTGCGACGAAACCGCCGGTACGCCGCAAAATGCACCTCCTTGTTCTGCTTGATCAGCGTCGCCATGTGGCCGTGCTTCGGATCAATGTAGGGAATCACCTCGTATGGTGTCAGCAACTCAACCGCCTCGTCCAGCGAACAGCCACAATCCTCGACCATGTGCTCGAGCCAAGGCCCGCGATCCCCGGTGTAGTGGGTTGCGCGGGCCTGGTAGGTGCGAACGTCTGATGGGATGTGCATTAGGCGATTCTCTCACGTAATGCCGCATGACGAGCCAACTTCAACTTTTCAAGCTGCTCTGGGGTGCGACGCAAAGCAGCTTGGCGATAACGCTCCTTGGATGCAGCCTTCTGTTCCGGAGTTACAGCCGCACGACCAGCCTTGGTTTCAGCAGACTTCTTGGAGCGAGCTTCAGCGCGAAGCTGTTCAGCTTGTTCAATGGGCAGAGTCGCCAAGTACGCCTCATGTTCAGCACGCTTCTTGGCACGGACCCCTACACCAAGTTGCGCAATTTCCTTGCGACGTTCCGGGGTTTGAGCGGCGCGTGCAGCTTTTGTCCTTGCACTTTGCTCTGCCCGAGCTTCTGGGTTTTCCCAATAAATCATCACACCCGCATGCATTGCCGCAACTGCACGTTGTGCTGCTTCCGGATTGTCTTGAATGCGCTTGCGGGTTGCTTCCCCACGAAGTACTCTGTTTTCCGGATTGCTCCAATAGAGATTTGCTTGATCACGCAGTCTTTCGCGATGCTTTGGATCAGATAACATGCGACGCGCTGTTTCAGAAGAATTGATCTTACGCATTGCAGCAAACTCCGGATCGAGCCACTTGGCGAACATCCTGGCACTAATCGCAGCGCGATGCTCATCGGAAAGCACATGCCCCAACGTCCCTTCTCCACCGACTGTCAGGTTGTAGCCGGCAGGGCTCACCGTATTGTGGTTTGCGATAGCGGCAACCTCAAGCGCACGAAGCTCATCAATGTCTTGGCTGGGGTGCAGCGTTTCAATCACCATGTTTTCAAACCCATACTTCCGGATCGCCGCGTGCAATGGATATGACGAACCCTTCCGGGCCGCTGTCCTATGGCCTGACATCCTGCGATTGACGGTGAGGGTGGTGATTCCCACGTATTGTTTCCCGGTCGGTGAGGTGATTCTGTAAAGTGGCACGGTGTTCTCCTGTTGTGAGACCACATCGTACCACCTTTCTTAAAATGTTACAAGATTCTAGAACGTGACGAGTCCTTTCACAGAATTGAGCCCCTCCAACATAACCATGCCAGTGCGCAGGTAGGTAAGCTGGTTCTGGATCGCAGTGCTCTTGGTGGTAGCGTCCATATCCTTGTTGGTCTGGATGTCGGAGAGGTTCTTCAGCATCTGCTCGTACATCCCGGAAGCGCTGGAATTGGCTTGCATCAAGGTCTTGTAGTTCGCCTCGATGTTCATCAGGGATTCCTTGTTGTTGGCGTCGAGCGTCTTCATCACCGCTTCGTTTTGCTGCCCCAGGTTCCATGTACTCATGGCGTTACCCTGCTGGGCGTTGAACTGGTTCGCGGCTTGCTGGTTTGCCGTGTTCTGACCAAGCGCCTGGTTCGTCGCTTGCGCATTGAACTGGCTCGCCTGGTTCAGCGCATTCGCGTCACCTTGGGCAAGCTGGGTCGCGTTCTGAAGCACGGCATTCTGCGCAGCCTGAATACCCATGCTGGAGTTCAGGAGTCCGCGCTGGGCTGCCATGGAGTTTCCGATGGTGGCCGCCTGTTGCATCAGGGGACCACCCTGACCAACGATGTTGCCGGCCTGGCCGGAAACCGTGGTCGCGTTTGCCTGGGCAAGTTGGTTGGGATCGAGCGTCGCCGCACCAGCCACTTGCTGTGTGGCTTGGCCAAGAATGGGTGCTGTGATCATGGTCTTTTCCTGCTACGTTTAGGTGTTCAGTTTCGATTCGATGTTTTTGTAAGGATTCACCCGTGCTACAACACCGACCAATCTATCACGGATATTGGATTCCGCTGTCAAATTCCCGAACCCCATTTGAAGTTTGTACCCGAACGCTCCGTAGAAAACCCGTTTCGGATTAAACCACCAGGGATATGAAAACTTCAAAGAATAGACGTGTTTTCCGGTAGTTCTATGGGTGGCCAAAATGAATTGCCACCCGTGCTTGGTTTCTGAAACCTCCTGCACACCACCGAGCAGCTTGTACCTGTAATCCTTGGCGTCGATTCCGAGAACAAAGCGGCCGAAATAGTTGGCTGGATTTCGTACCGCCAACCATAGCCACATGGAAAAGAAGCTCCGTGCCTCCCCGTTCCTGATTCTATTCCAGTCTCCGTATGAATCTCCAAGGGCGCCGTCGAACGGGTTGTCCCAAAACAGGAAGAATGGCTTCAGCCTTCTCAGTACCCACACCCCGGAAGATTCGATGAAAGGGGTTGCTGTTTGAGGGATGTCCCTGGTTCCAGCAAGCAAGGCTACGGCAACCATCGGAAGGCCGACAAGAGACATGAAGGCGGTAGCGATGAAACAGATCAGCGTCTTGAAAACGAAAGCTGGGATGTGCCAAAGCAAGGTTTTCACTACCGCCCCTTTCCGCTTATTCCGGACATGCCGACCATACCGCTCATACCGCTCATGGCGCCGTGTATGTTCGCAACCTCCACCTCGAGCCGTGATGTTTTCTCGGTGATGCCAGACAACCTGTCACCCTGGTTACGCATATACTCCCTGACCTCTTGCCTAAACTCAGCACTGGCGGCAGCTTCCCGCTTTAGATCATTGGCCGTGCGATCGGATTGAACGTATGTGGCGGCCATCGCAGACAGGACACCGACGACAACCGAGGTGGCAATTGCCGACGTGTTGATCTGGGTTTGCTGCGTTGCACCATAGAAGGCGAATGAGGCAAACGATTCCTTGGCGTGATCGACAATCCGGAAAAACCAGTCAAAATGTTGGGATGGTTCGATCATTACTGCGCCTCAATTTTTTCGATGTAGCCTTGCAGGTAGTTGGCTGTTACTGTGGTTTCCGCGCAGTCCTGCGCAACTCTGGCGGGAGAAGGTATTGTGTTGGTGTCGGTTCCAGCATTGACGGGTCGATCTTGGGTTGGCGCGGACACTCCACTGCCACCGGAACCTCCACTGGTTGCGATGCGCAGCCGCTCACGGCCAGCGTCGCTGCGCACACTAGCAAGAGCCGCAGCCCAACCGGTGTGAGTCTGCTCGACGATAATTGCATTTTGTACCTCCGTGGCTTCAGCTTTGGCCTTGGCAAGTTCGCCGGCCGATTTCGTGAGAGAGACGAACGCCTTGTGGTTTGCGGCACAGGTTTCCAATTCCGCTTTGAACTGATTGGCCCGCGCGTTCGCGATGAACAACGTCACCAGAGACACCCCAAGAGCCACAACCAGTGCCAGAATCAAGGTCCGAGCCGGAGTCATCACACACCTCCGATCTCGATGTGTTCAACGTCGCTCGGATCAAGAGCGGCACCCAGGCTCCGTTCAGCTTGTTGCACCGCACCGGCAGCGCACTTGAGCATGGCGATGGTGACCCATGAGGCGTGGGGCTCACCCATGTCAAGGCTCTTGCGTTCAGCAGCGATCAAGCCCGCAATTCTCCGATCGGACTCGCGGAGCGAGGTGATCTCGGCAGAGATGATGCTGCGACGGATGGTATTCACTTGAGTTCATCTCCGAGACAGGTGGCAACCTCTTCACCACGGCGATTTACCAGGCCTTGAAGGACACGCAGCGGTCTAGTTGGATGATAGCACTTCTGCCCCGGCTTGGCACGGGTGGCCTGCGTCGCCGGACCACAAACATACTGCCCCATCACCCGGCACGCTTCTGCATACTGGCCGGAGCGAACCTTGGCCGGGATCGAAGAGTTGCAGAAGTTCCCTGTGCCGACGTTATAGGCGAACGACACGTAGGCATCCCACTCATGTTGATAGAGTTGTGTATCGTCACCGAGGCACTTCCGCACTTTCGCCTCATCCTTGGCTATGTGCGCCACAGAAAGACGCACCGCCTTGGGTGGGGTGATGCTCTCATTCATGCGAACCGGACTACCGTCCTCATGGACGGTGGAGCCGAAGCCAATCGTCGGGACATCGCCGGGAACCGGAACGATCGCATTGTCAGACCAACCCTCATGTAGTACAAGGCCGGCGAATCCGGCGGCAGACAGGGAGAGTGCGGCAATCGTGGAGCGCGGATACTTGATCATTGCGGAGCTACCTTCTTCTGAGCGACGTTGCCGCCGACATATACCGTCAGGGCCAGCGACACGACCGTGACCCACATCCCACCATCTACCAGATCAAACCACCTCAGCCACGTACCGAGCAGGACGACCAGCAACGTCAGGAGGAACTTGCGAGAAAGATAGGCAGGGTTCATTGTTCGATGCGATCGACAGGTGCAGGGGTTTGCGAGTGCTGGATGATGAGATCAGCCAATTCCGCCAAATCCTCGCTGTTCATGTCGATCGGAGTACCCTTGCTCAACCCGTTCTGGGCGACCAGCCGAGCACCTGCGGAAAGGCCGTTGATCGTGAAAACAACGACGAGAATGGTTATAGACGGTGTGCCGTTCAAGAACACGACCGAGATGGTCTCCATGCCAGCCAAGACCATCGTGATATAGTTGCCCCACATCGACCACGCCTTCTTGGCCACGTCTTTCCAGTTGGGAAGGAGTTCGAAGTTGAGCATTATGCTACTCTCACAAGAGCACCGGAAAAATTGATACACTTCGCCGTCGCGTAGATTTGCAGCCCATATTTCGCTGTGGTGCCGCACCCGGAGAGCAGGAGGACGAGTGGGATTCTCATGCCAGCCGGACCTTGACTGTGCCAGTCGTGTGGTACAGTCCGCCGATAGCAACCCCGCCCGCCGCAGCGGCAGCATCATTGGCGTAGCTGGTCAGGGGTAGGAAACTGTACGGAGCGACCGCCTTGATGGTATTCGCCGTCTCGTCTATTTGCAGTGCATCTTTCGCTGCGGTGCCGATAGTAACTTTGGTGCCGTCGGCAGAGGATGTTATCTTGGCCGTCATCTGTATTCCTTCCAGTTAGTCACCGTAGCATTCGTTACATACACTTTATATGTTGCTCCAGGAGGAACTGGCACACAGACACCACCAGATAACTGCGCATTGGGTACTTGGGTGGTTAATCCTATAATTAGTCCATTCACTTCAATATACCCGTATCCAGATGCCGCTTGGGTATAGAAGGTTGCAGCGACAAAAATCTCACGGTCAGTGCTGTTTGTATAAAGAACACCGGCGGTACGACTACCAATAACATCCTGCCAAGTTCTATTACTCTGTGGAAATACCACTTTGCCAGCAGCATCTACAGTCATGATGTCCTGCGTAGTAGCTCCTGCATTACCCCTTGCGAGCTTCATTGTGCCATTATTGGCTTCTGCTGTTAGGGTAAAGTTATTATCCGGCGTGACAGACAGGCCGAGTTGATGCTTGATTGCTTTAATTAGAGACATTATGCAGCCCTCACAAGTACCCCGGAGAAGTCGGAGCAGATCACGTTCAGAGTACCACTTGGACCAGTGGGGGTAATCCACACTTCCACATAGTCAGTAGTGCCGTTCATGTAAGCCAAGGCGCTTGCGCTACCTCTGGCAAATGCACTGGCATTGCCTGTACTACCACCTTGAGCCAAAGAAGTTGCACCATTCTTCATCAGAGAAATGTACAAGCCGAAGGTATCAAGTGCTGCCTGATTGCCGCCGGAACAGTTGAACTGGTAGTAGCCAGCAACGGTGGGGGTGAATCGGCTGTTGGTGGCGTCGTAACAGGCGTTGGTATCGAAGACCACAGTCTGCACAGGAACCTTGGAAGCCACATTAACAACCGGACCTACTACAGCGCCCGTTGCACTAAACGCCGGACCTTTACCTACCACCCCACTCTGCAAGTCGTCCTGACTCACACTGTTCGGTTGGCACTGACTGACGCCAGTATTGCCTGAGATTTGAGTTGTCATACGATGTTCCACGTGGAACCGTCTTCGATCGTGACGGTATTGCCGCTGTCGATGGTTACCGGACCAAAGGTGCCGCCGTTCGTACCGGCCACCACGGTCAGGTCTTCGCTGATATTCGTGTTGTTGAAAAAGATCGCCTTGACCGGCGCTTGACCGAGCATCTGCCCACCACCGACAGATGTCCAGTTGGTTCCATTCCAACCCTCCCATCCTGTAAGGGTGGTTGAAAAACGCAAACCGCCGAGTGTCGGCGATGCGTCACGCTGGGCAGTGGTGCCTACCGGCAACAGGGCTGACCCGGTACTGCTGCTCTTCTTGACGTTCAGTGCATCCTTGGCGTTGATGTCGGCAGTGATCAAAGCATTGGCTGCCGTCACGAACGCGGTGGTGGCGATGCTGGTATCGTTGTCTCCGGGAGATGGCGTCGGTGCCGTCGGATTGCCTGTGAAGGTCGGGCTTGCCAGCGGCGCGCGCGTGGTATCGGTCGGATGAACGTGATCGCCGCGGGAGGCTTCAGCGTTTGTACCAGCAGCCCCAACACCGTTCATCTCCGGAATGTCGTTGTCCGGAAGCATCCCGGCAGGGGGAAGGGCAGCAATCGTGCTCTGCACCCACGCCGTCGTGGCAATCTTGGTACTGGTGTCCTGGGCGGCCGGTGTGGGGGCGGTCGGGGTACCGGTTAAAGCCGGGCTTGCCAGCGGCGCCTTCTCGGTGTCGAGTTCGACAATGGCAGCCTGTACGTTCGTGGCGGCGACGCCTCCGGCAGGGGTGAAAGTAGTTCCGGCAGCCGTGGAAGCACTGGTCGGCGCCCGACTGGTGTCGGTAGGATGGACGTGATCTTTCCTGGAAACGAGGAAGCTGCCAGGTATGCCGGCACTTGCCACACCATCCATGAGCGGCAAGTCGTTGCTCGGAGTGGTGGCACCGATGGTATCCAGGGTGTTGGCGACGAAGTAGGTTGTGGCAACCCTGGCGCTGGCGTCACCAATACCAGGTGTGGGGGCGGTCGGCGTACCGGTAAAAGAGGGACTGTTGATGTTGGCCTTAAGGTCGATCCCCAAACTGGCCTGTGCGCCGGTGACATCGGATGCGCCAGTACCACCTTTGGAGACAGGAACAACACCGCCGAAGTTGCCGGTATTCAAGTTGATCAGGTTCGAACCATCGATCGGACCAAACAGGTTCGGGCCGACCATGACCGGCACCTCACCAGTTCCAGGCACAGTGCTAGCATTTTTCGTTGCGGCCGTGCCAAAGCCAGGGAAGCTGTTATCGTCCCAGGCAATCGTCTTGTTGGTGAGCGTTTGCTCGCCGTCGAGGGTGACAATATCATCGACGTTGAATCCGGCAGAAATCAGGCGCGTTCCGGTAGGATCGACAGCGATGAGGTATCCGGCATTGTCCGCCAGGGTCGGCAGCTTGTCGAAAGCCGCGGAGATG